GGTAGGCTGGCCATTTCTTTTATTGGTATTTTCCATCGCATTAACCCAGGTAATCGTTCATTCGTGTTGCGTTGCGCCGTGGACCCAGTGACTGAAATTCAATCACGCCGCCGCAGGACAGCGCGGCAGCCCAAAGCATGTGCAATGCATCAGGGCCGTCGTCATGGTCAGCCTTCGGGAAGTGCCGCAACTGATCTATCAGCGTAGTTTGATTGGGATTGAGCTTGATTAAGCCGTTAGCAAAATGTGGCTGCAGCGTCTCGATGCGCAGCAGCTTGTCGGTGGTTGGTTTAACGGCACGCGCCGGCACTGGAACTCCCAGCGCTGCCGAACGTTTCACCAGCTCGGTGTGCAAGAACTCCTGAAACTGCACCGCCTCAACTGACCACAGCACGCAGTTGTATTGTTTTTGCAGCTCGATCACGTCGCTGATGATGCGATCCGGCAAGCGCTTCTTAACCAACGCCTCGACCACATACAGTATGCCGGTCGCTCTATCGTAACCACCGACCAGCAAGGCCGACGGGTCACGCGAGGCACCCGCCTTGCCCAGGGACGGGTCACAAGCACCGAAATAGACCAGATTAGGCGGCAAGTATTGATACCAGCATTTATCCAGAATATGCGCAAACGGGGCGTCATCACCTGCGACAGGATCGTTCTGCTGCTCAGAATCAAACGCTGCACGACCATCACGGGCGCGCTTAATCATCAGACTGTAAAGCGGTTGACCATCCGGCCAGCATACGACAGCCCCGGCGTCCATCTCCTCTTTACACCGGGTGTAAAGTTGTAATGCGGCCTCAGGGCCCTCGTTGAGCAGTCTTTCTTCCCACTGCTCCCATAACTGCATATTGTCCGGCCAGCGCTCAATAGAGCGGAATTTCTTCGATGTCCACAGCAGATTTTTGAGCAAGCGAGATAGCACTGAATCGTAATGCAGGATGGTGCCGATAATAATCACATCCATCGTGTCATCCGCCTCCCCCAGGGACAGTACGGTTTTCTTCAGCCAGTTTTCCAGCTTGTCGCGTTGCTCCGGAGAGCGCACGTTCTCATCATTTTCCAGATCGTCGCCGATGACCAGATCAGGGCGATGCGGACCGTGACGCAGACCGCGCATGCGCTTGCCTGAACCGAATGCCTGTATCTTGGCATCATTGGCGGTCACGACAGTGCCGACGTTCCATACGCGACCGGCACTGCAGGCTTCCGGAAAGTCCATGGTCAGACGCGGATTGAACTCCAGCTCAGCCTTGATTGCCTCCAGCATCGTGGCGGCTTGATCCAGTGCGTCCATGACAATCACCGGATAACGCTTGCGGTCGGTAACGACGCACCAGATCACGAATATCTGCGTAACCAGGGTGGATTTGGCATTGCCGCGCGGGGCTGCAATCACCTCATGATCACCGATGCCGTTATCAACAATCTCAGGCAGACGGTCATAAAGGTAGGTGTGTAACGCCGCTTCGCCTTTTTTAACGTAGTGCGGGAAGTAGGTTCTGGCAAAGAAACGATAGTCGTGCATCGCACGCGCCCGGCGTTCAGCCAGGGCGGCAGGATCCGGATCGAAGCCGTCTACTTCCGCCTCGATCTGCATGCGGAAGTTCTGGGCGAGCTTACCGATCTCTTCAAGAAAGTCGCATTTTGAGGTTTTGTTATTTGCCATCTTCAACCTTCTTATTTCGATACCATTCCGGCATAGGTGGTGCAGGCGGAATTTTTACTACAAAGGGCTCTGGGTCCTTAATTTCAATGCATTTGAATATCGACTTCCCAACGTAAAAACTGCCCAAGCGACGACATTCTTCAGCAACGCAATGATGAGCCGCATTCCACCCGATGTACTTCCCGGCAATCAGTCCGATTAAAATCCAGACAAGCTTATCCATACGCTTTCACCAGCTCGTCACCGAACGGCTCCATTGTTTCAACCACAATCATCATGTGCTTCGGGTATTTTGTCCGCACGAAATCGGCGTAACGCTTAACCACATCCGTGGCCACGGCGAGCTTGTCGGTTTCCGGCATCAGGCGGCGACTGGCGGACATCAGCTTGTTATAGGCATCAGCCAGGCTACACAGCATTTGCACCTTGTCACCCGGCGCCATGTCAGGCGCTTGCTGGATAGATTCGACTGTGGCCTGTACTTGCTGAACCACAACGGCCAGCGTCTGGCGTACCACGTCTTCAATGCCGCCACCGGCGATCAACTGCGCGCCGCGTGCCTTGTCCCAATCGTCGCCCAACTCCTTACCTGCGCGCTTCCAGTTTCTGGCGGTAGCATAAGGAACGCCGAATTTAACGGCGGAGATTTCCAGTGACAGCTGATCAAAAACATAAGCCGCACGAACCTGACGACGCGAATCTTCACCGTGTGCCATGTTTATCATCCGATGGCATAAGCTCAAGCGGGGTGCCAGGCCTACCTGGAACAGAAAGAGAAGGGCGGCGTACACCGTCTACCTGGCAGCGACCGAGCGCGGCATCTTCACCTTGATAAGTCAGGCGTACCACGTCCAGTTCCAGCATTTCAATCAGATGGCGACTGAGCAGCCATTCCAGCTCTTCAATCATTTGATCCATGCTGGTCACGTATCCAGTGCGGCCAACCTGATCACGCAGCACAGCGCGATTCATGGTGTAGCCATTCGCAAAACTTAGCATCAGCAATATGGTTAGCCGACGTGAGGCCGCGATCTCTTCGGCATAGGTAGTCATCTTTTTCCTTCATTCAACAGATATTGATTAAGAGTGTTCAGCAGATTCCTTACGCCGATAAACTCACCGGTTAACAGGCCAACCTCCGCCCTGAGCTGGTTTATCTTTTCGTGAATACCGCCTAAGTCATCATGCGTAGGGGAGTTCTCAGCACGGGTTTCAAGCCGGGTGATACGCTCAGCCTGACCATCCAGCCTTGCGTCGAGATCATCCTCAAGCTTGCCGATCCGGCTATTTGTCACCTTGTCTTTATTGGATTGATAGGCATAGGCACCCAAAATGCCAGTCGCTATGAATTGCAATATCTCAAAGCCAAATCTCATCCATTCCACATCCATACCTATACCCTTTGGCTTTGTTGTTTTTTACGTAGTTGGTAATCATCCCGGCAATAGGCATCACAGAAATTATCATGCTCAAGCGGCTCTTCGCAGTTGTAGCACTGGCCGGTGTAGGGCATCGGAATAGCCACACGCGCATCCAGTGACCGGCTGCGATACCAGGCGTCCATTTCCTGCGCATCATCAATCTGGTCAGTCATTTCAGTGTTAACCCCATACCAGATATGCTGAATAACCAGCTAGCCAGCAACTAGACAGCAAGCTGATTACTTCCGAACCAATACTTGTACTTTGCAAACGAGGGTACTTTGAAGTAGCTATTACCAACGCCCTGATGGCTACAGTAATAATATTTATCCAGAAGATGATTTTTATGAAGTTTTCCATTGGTTATGCCTTTTGCCCTTGCGCAATAATCTGATTCTTTTCCGCGCTGCCTGCACTGGAACCGAAGTAATACGACAGCACCAGAGTTAACGCGCTGTCCAGCGTACCCAGCACCCGGGCGATCAGTTCGCGCATGCTGGCGTCGATTACATGCGTTAATAAATAGCCTTGCACCGTTAACCAGCCGACCAGCACAAGGGCGGCCAGTATTTGAGGTGTCCGGCTATCGCCTGTCTTGATTTCGCGGTTGCGTGCGTCGGCACGGTCAGTTGCGGCAACCTGTTGCAATTCCTCCAGGTGCGCAAAGCCCATCGCCTGCATCTTGGTGGCAAAGTCGTTGTCGGCCTGTTTCATTGACAATAGCTGCTCAGGCGTAGCACCCTGTACAGCCTTGACAATGGCGTCAGCAGTCGGCGCAATGTCCGTACCGAATGACTGGCTCAGCTGACTGGCTGCCATAGCAACCAGTGCCGGCACATTGCCTGTTGCAGCCGCACCTATCCACGGCAGCGCCTTTTTGATGAAGTCGTTCATGCTAGTTTTCCTCCGGCGTTTTGATAGGCTGTTTCAAGCACTGCAATCCTGTTTTCGTGCTGGCCGTACCCCGCACCGGGCAGGGACGCCCAGATATGCGCACAAGCCGCAATCGCTTCAGCAATCTTCCCGGCTTCAATCAATGGAATGGCATGGCATTCCCTGATTTGCTGGATAGCGATTGCATCCTGAGATGCCGGGGTAAAGTCTGTCAGGTCAAGCTGCTTACTGTATGCGTCATAATATTTATGCAATAACTGATAGCGGCCTGCGGCGGTCGAATTAGTAGCCTTGTTGAGGATATTCGGGTGGGTTGCGTAGCTGGTGAATAAAAGCGGGTGCGTCGGCGTGGCTCCAACCAGCACGTTATAGCCATTAGCCGAACGCATCAGCAACAGATCGCCGATCTCACTCACC